ATCTTAAAACTCCTAAAATTAGGAGGCTCTTTTAAGTACAGAAATATTATCTTCTTTTACTAGAGCTACGCCAAAGTTAGCTGTAAACGCTCCAAAATGATCACCTTTCGAGGCATCATAGTATCGGCGGTAAGCGCATTGGATACCTACGCCATCAATAGTAAATGGTGTATACTCCTCAAGAGTAGCAGAGCCAGATACATCTGGCATGCGATTAACTACTACAATAGCATCAGAAGAGCATGCAAAGCTATGCACTTTTCCTACTGCGGTATTGTGAGCAGAGCAAACATGTGTTTGCATACCATAAAGCTGATTAAAACGCCCGCCCTCTAACGCTCCATTACCGAAAGTTTCAATAGTAGAAGGCAAGAGGTTAGTGTTAGCAGAAGTAGATAGTACTAAATGGCGGTCAAAAGGAGCGCCTGCACTATCGAGGTTACCAGCAAGGTTTTTAATATCTGCAATAGCTACAGAGCCTGCATTTTTATTTGCCGTACCAGTAGAGCCAGCGTCTAACTTAGAATATACTAAATTCATTAAATACCTTCCAAACTCATGAGCATTTTGTTTAGCATAGCTCTGTAGAGTAAGGGGGCTTTTATTCATATCATTATCGAGCAAGTGAAAAGGTTTAATCTGCTCGTTAATGTCTACATCTACCAAGGTAACAGAAGAATCTGCGTCTACATTGTAGCCCTTTGCATAATCATATGGGCGTGCTACATCGTCAGTATCTATAACTGGTACTTTAATCTTTGCTTGCCTACCTACTACCTCACTCGAAATATTTTTAGTAAAAGCGTTAAGAGGTGCTAGTAATTCTCCCAGTACAGACACTGCGGTACTGATTGTAAGTTCTGATGTAATGCTATTTGCCATGATAATTAGTTAGTTAAAGTTATAAGGTATGGTACTTGTCTACTTAGCCCAGTCTGGGTTATTTAAAAGCTCGCTCATATTTGATTTAAAGAGGGCGTTTTTCTCCTCCCAAGTTTTACAGGAGGCTAATTTTTCGCTAAAGGAAAGCGGGGCAGATTCTGTAGAAAATTCTACAGGCTCGCTACCCATATCTGCTACGGCTCTAGCGTATTTAATCTGCCAAGTATCCAGCTCTTTTTGTACAGCCTCCTTAGACTCGCTAAGCTCTTCTAGTTTCTGGTTAGCTTCTTTAAGCTCCTCGCTAAGCTCGTTATTTTGCTTAGATAAAACAGCGTTAGCATCTTGGGAAAGTTTAAGCTCTTGCTCTGTGCCTTTTAAATCCTCTTGGGTCTTATTAAGGTTAAAGCTCAAAAATTCTTCTACATCTATTTCTTCATCTTCTACCTCTACCTCTTTTTCTACAGAGGCGTTAATAGAAAATAAGCCAGTAGGATTAGCAGAGGGCATAGCTACAATACTAAAAGCAGAAACCTCTACGGCTCTGGCGTAAACTTCTACGCCCTCCTCGCCCTTATACTCTTGCTCTTCCCCATCATCATTATAAAAAACTCTGGAAGCGAAAAACTCTGCCGAAACTCCAAAAGCCTCTGGGGCTTTTTCGGCTAACTCAAACAGGGCATCAAAGTACCCGCCTTTATGGTTACGAAATGCCTCTAAGGCTACAAAGTCTGCGGTAAGCTTAGTATACTCCTCGCCCTCTACTATTTGAAAATTTTCCCATAAGCCAATAGCATCTAATGCCTCGTTTTCCTCGTCATGGGTATAGTAGGCTTTAATGCTCTTGCCTTGTGTATGCTCGTAAAAGCTCTGGATAGTAGCGTTATCAATTTTTACGCCATGCCCTTTAGCTTCTGGGGTGCTAATTACGCTTACGCCATAAATCACCCCTTTTTCCTTATCTACTCTATTTTCTAATAAGGTGGTATCTTGTGAGAAATTAAACTGCTCCATAAACAAGGAGCTAGCTTGTCTACTTACTCTCTTCTGGGGGGTCTGTTATTATTTCGGTTAGTAGCTTATTTAGCCAAGCCTCTAGAGGTTTTTTGTGCATATCTCGTATACGCTGGCATCCTATCTGGGAGGTTAAAAGGCTTACCTTATCTTTAGCCTCTAAAACCTCCTCTTCGCTTACCACTATTAGCCCGCTCCTCTTCATTTCTTAGCTTGCTTTTTTCTTTCTCTAGTAAGCCTTACAGCCTCCTGCATTTTTGCTTGCTGGGCGGGTGTAATTTCCCGCTTGCTTTTCTTACCTCCAGCCAAGGCTATAGGGTTTTTCATTTCGCATCCGCACTTAGGGCATTTTAATTTACTCATGCCTTAACTATGCCATAACTGGCTACGCTATAGCAAGAGCTGTTTTTTATCTATTCTTCTCCTGTTTCATCTGGCTCTACACCAGTCTGCATAGCTTCTGCTAATAGTTTTTTATCTCTGGCTATCTTCTTTACTTCTGTATCAAAGTCTAAGCCGTTATTAGCGAAAATAGTACTAGGGCTGGCTAAGCCAGACTCTAGCAAGAGTGCATCAGTCTGAGCATCTTGCCTGCGGTCTAGCGTAGGGCTACCAGTCCATCTAAAGGTAAAATCTTCCCTAGTTTCCTCGCTCATTTCTGGAAGCTCTCCTGTAGACTCCCATTTAAACTGCCTCCATCTACAGAGCCTAGCTAAAAACTGCTCTGCCATATCATCTCTAATCTGGTTAAATCTATGGTTAGTTACCGCTCTGGTAGCCTTGGAGGAGCTAAAGCTAGCATTACTCCAGCCTACTAAGTTTTCCATAGTTATACCTACAGCAGAGCAGGCAAAGCTAATTAGGTTTATTAAAAATTTATCTACGCCGTCTATAGCCCCGCCTTGTATAGTTTGTACGCTTTCGCCCTGCTCTAAAAGTAGGAGGCTACCACTATACAGCTTTTTATAAGTACTGCGTAAAGGCTCGTCTGTAAACTCGTTACCATCCCATCTAGCAGAGTTAGGGGCGTTAGAAGTTATAAAACCAGTTAAAGCAGAGCTAGTTTTTACCTTAGCAGTAAAAGCAGATTGTACCTCGTGTATATCCTCTAAGGTTTTAAATGCTGGGGCGAGCATAGGCGTACCCCTTAACTGCCCTATCCTAGAGCGGTTAGCTATATGTATTACATCCTTAGCTGGTATATAAGTACCCTGCGTATAATCTACTACGCCGTCTTTTAACCCTGCTACTCTATAGCTAATTACTCTACCAAACTTATTAAGTACTAAGCCCTCTATTTCGTTTTCTCTTCTATCGTCAGAAGTAAAGCCAGAGCCTATACGCTCACTAGGTAAAAGCTGGATACTCCCGCCCCTAGTTAAAATTACGAAAACCTCCCCAGCTAAGAGTAAATCAGTTATAACGCTGGCGAGTATTCTACGCATCCCGCCCCCTGCTATATCGCAGTTTTTAAAATAACGAGCAAAGGCTTTTTCTCTTTGCTGGTCTAGCTCGCTATTATCAGTAGTAGCGTTAAAAGTGCAGTATCCTAAATTACTTACAAATACTTGCACTATAGCCTTAGCTATAGGGTTATTACGCTCTAAGTCTCTAAGGTTAGAAAGTAGCTCTAGCCTAGAGCCATGATCTAAAACCTTCTCCTCGCTTTCTACAATTCTGGAGCGGTCTAAAATTGCATCTTGGGTACGCTTCCAGTGGGGCTTAGCCCCGCCGTAGCCGTACTTTACTGGCTTACCTAAACTGTCTAAAATCATAGTTTGCTGGTTACAACTTTAATTCTTTTAAATGTAGGGTCATAATCATTACCCGCCAGCCTATGGCTAATAATGTTATACTCTTGCTCTGCCCGCTCTAACTCTTGCCTAATGTCCTCTTGCAAGCGAAAACTCTTAGAATTACCCCCAGTACTTACAGAAGCCATACCCAGAAGCTCTAAACGCTCTAGGGTTTTTTCTAGTCTATTTATACGCTGGCGTAAAAATTCTAGCTTTTCTGGGTCTGTACGAAAGTTAGCCATATTAAATAGCGGGCTTGTCTACCGAAAAAGCAAGGGGTAATTTTTAGGCATAAACTTTTTAAGAGCTTTGGGAGAGCGTCCTTGTATCCTATCTATAAAGAATTTTTTACGCCTGTTTAGGCTATTAGTTAAATTAGCCTGCGCTCTAGTAGGTCTGGAAAACCTAAGCCCATTACTGCCCAAGCTTAACTGGTATAAGCTCCCTACCCCTACCCTCTTAGAGTTTCCTATAAACTTCTTTACTATCTGGTAATGGCTACCCTTTGTTATATAGGCAGGCAGTTTTTTAGGCATAGGTAAATTAAGGGCTACGCTCATAGCGTAAAACTGGGAGGCAGATAAGCCCTTCCGTAAAATCCGCTCTTTAGCTTTGGCTTTCTGCTTTTGTATGTACTTAGCAAAGCGTTTATTATTTTTACCTTTTTGCCCCATCCAGCGCCCTACTGGGTACTTATATTTAAAGCCTTTAGAATGAGAGCTAGAGATTGTATCTATTACTGGTCTGCCTATATGGTACAGCTTACCATCATCATCTATGGTAATTTTACGCTCTCCTGTAGCTTTTCTATAGGTTACGCCTTCTGGCAAGGTATATTTTACTACCTTTGCCGTTGTCATTTTAGGCACTTTATCTACTGCATTTCTTAAAATATGCCCCGCCTCTGCATCTACTACCTGCTTGAATGATTTACCAGTTATACGCTGGAGGTTTTTAACTACCTCCCTAAAGCCTACCATGGTTATATCTATTTTAGGCTTCATTACATTTCTTGCGGTTTAATTCGCTCGCTAAGAGGTTTTCTTTTTTCCCCATACTTACCTGCGGGCTTGTCCACTTTCTGGAAAGTTTTAGTTTTTTGTAAAAAATGCCGTAATGCTAAGGCGTAGTTTAGGCAGTCAAACCAGTGATTTTCTCTATCTATCTGCTTAAACTCATAAACGAGCCTGCCGTTTTTATCTCTTTTTTCTACCTCTACCTCTGCTAGTAAATGCCTATATAGCAGTAAATCTGCCCCTTGGTAAATTACCAGCCCTGCTAAGCTCTGGTTACGCATCCTTACAAGCAGGCGTTTGAAATGCGTATTATTTATGTCAAATCTAGTAACGCTAGCTTTAGCATCCTTAAAGCCGTCAGTAGGGTTTACCTGTACTATATTTAATTGCCCCTGCAAAGTATTCTGCCCCCGCAGGGCAAACCATTTTTTACCTAGCCTCTGTATATTAGCGAGTACAAAGCTGGTATTATATGCAGAGTCTACCCCTGCATAATCGCAAGAGTAACGCTTATAAATCTGCTCTAAGTCTCCGAAATTATCTGCCCTGCCATGGTCTACTATATAAGTACTGGCTAAATTATCATGGGCTGTAACTAGCCAGTAAAATTCGTATTTCTGTACATCGCAAGTAAGCAAAGTAAAGCAGTCTGGGGGTACTTCTCCCCTAGTAAATTCTCCCTCTAGCTCTTTTAATTTTACTATATCTGGTAGCTCTTCTGTATCTTGCCTCCATGGTAAAGCTTGGAAGCTATTTCTAAAATCCTGTAGCTGGTTAGTTTCCTTGGCTTCTAAAAACATCTTACAAGCATCAGTTATGCTTATATAACTAGAGTACAGGCTGTTTAAATGGTAGCCCTCATGAGTAGGGTCTGCCATGGGGTTAGTGCTTTCCCACTTAGCCAGCGGGCTACTTACCATTTTGTTTTTTTCGTTATTATCTGTAACTGCGTACTCGCAGTATGGGCAGACTAATTTAGCTGTACTGGCTGTAGCCTGTATATCTGTAACCCCGCCAGAAAGTACCTTTTCCCATTGTACGCTAAATTTTTCCTCTCCTTTCGCAAAACCAATTTCTGCCAGCTCACCGCAAGAGGGGCAAGGTACTCTATAAGTTTTAAAAGTACTCTGTTTTAAATGGTGAGTAATAGTTTCTGCCCCATTATCAATAGTAGGGGTAGAGGCTAATACAAAAAGCTTACTAGAGCCGTAGGCTTTAACTCTGTTACTTGCTAGCTGTATAGCTCCCGCCTCATTTTTATTTCTTACCTCTGCCTTGTCGCACTCATCAAAGCAAACTACCGCACATGGAAAACTAGCTAGTTTACTAGCAGAGCCAGCCCCGCCTAAATGTACATTAGTAGTTTTTAACTGATAGGTAAGGATGCTAAAATTATCTGGATTATCTGGTAGTATTTTACTTACTTCTGCACTTGCTCGCATCATGGGCTGGATACGCTCCTTACTTATCTGCCGTGCAGACTGATCAGAGGGCATGAGGTATAAAACTGGCTTGGGCGTTTTTGTAACTACATACAGCAAGCCAATGTGCATGAGCGTAGTTTTTCCAGTCTGGGAGGCAAAGCAGATTGTAAGCCTGTTAGTACTTTTGTTACCAAACTGGTTAAGAGGCTCGTTTAAGTACTGGTTAAAGCCAGCCCTAAAATACCCAGCGTATGGGCTAACCTCTTTGGGTATGTAAATATGCTTTTCTGCCCATTCCGATACGCTAAGCTTTTCTGGGGGGCGTAATACCTCAATAGCTGATTTTTTTAGTACGCTCATCTTTTTCTAGGTTTTTACAAAGGCTATCGTAAATATTATGTAGCTCTTGCTCTAAAATACTCTCTGCTCTGGCGGGGTCTGTAGGGTTTAAGGCAGAGGCTAAATTTTCTGGCAGGGCATCTAAAGCCTGCCGTAGAGGGTAAAGTATAGAAACCAGTACCTCGCTTAGCTCTCCAGAGTCTACTAGCCTAGCCTCCCGCTCTGCTACATTTAAAGCTTCTAATCTGTTTTTAAATTGTAAATTTTGCTCTTGGGCTTGGAGTACCTTACCCCTTAAGTCTATTAAATCTTTAGCTGAAAAAGTCTGCCCGCCTACCTGTATCTTACCGCTCCCTTGCTGGGCTAAGCCCGCCCTTACTTCTATCCATGCTTTAGCCTCTGCCATTTCTTTAGGCATCCCTAAACTTAAATACTTGTAGTATGAGCTTTTATTTATTGCTAGCTCCTCCCAAGGCTCTACCTCTTTTTTCTTATTACGCATTTATACTATATATGTAATTAGTCTACAGAAGTAAAAAACTTGGCTAGTGCAAATTTTGCGGTGCGCTCACTCATATCTACCATATTTGCTCTGTAATAGATTCCTTACTGGTTAGTTATTAGGTTAATTATTACATCCTCTCTAACTATTTTACTCTTTCTGTAGTACTCTTTTACCTCTACTTTATGCTCCTTTATTAAACTCCAGAGCCTACCCCTAGTTATTTTGTAAGATTTTAGTATATGCCCTATGGTTACCCAGCCTATAGGGGGCGTTACTTTCATACTATAGGGTCTTTCTTCTATTTGCATATTATAAATTTTAACCCCTAACTGATCTGATAGGTCTTTAGTTAGTTTGTCTACATACTGATGCGAGCATTTGAAATGCTTTGCTATGGCTCGTAAGCTGGTTATAGGCTTGCCGTTTTTATCTTGTAAATGGGCATGATAACCTAAAGCCCTAAGTACGCAGAAGCCATGCAGGCTACGGCTCATTTTGTTAGTTAGCTTAAATATAAACTCCCGCATCCCTAGGCGTATCTGCTCATCTAGCCAGCCCTCTATATATCCTACTATTTCCTCGTTTAAATCTAGCTCACTTATTAGCTCCTCAAAGCTATGCTGGTTAAAGTTACCCTCTGCCTCTGGGGCTTGCCTGCTCTTGTAACAAGTAGCAGGGTTAAAGCTTTCGTACTTGTAGCCGTGAGGGGTTTTAAGTTTTTGTACCTTTTCCATTTCCCGCCTTGCTTGTAATCTTGCTTGCAAATTGCTCTATAAGTTCCCGCTTTACAAGGTAAGCCCGCTTTTCTTCTGTATCCCCATTACCTATAAACCTAACCAGCTTAATCCCTTGCTGTAGTATTATATCTTTTAGCTTTTCTGGCTCTATTGTTATAAAGCAATCTGGTAAATCAAATACCCAAAGGTCTGCCTTAGTAGCCATAAGCCCGCTAGGCTTATTATACATTTCTACCTCTACTACTACATTACCAGTATCTTTACTTTTCCAGTCTCTTTTAACCTCATAAGCTTTTTTTGTTTCTGCTATAAAGAAATCGTAAGGCTTAAACTTCCCCTCTATTTTTACAGGCGTTAGCCCTCTTTCCCTCGCCATCTGCATAAGCTCATGCTCGCTCTCTTCCCCTGCCTTTAAATCCTCGTTAAAAGATTCTATTTTTTTGGTATCCTCGTATCTTGTGCTAAGTATTGCCATTATTTTTACCACTCCCTTTCTATTGATTAGTTAAAATTTATTTTTATTTATGTCCATTTCCACTCTTCTACTATTGCCCCCGCTCCATTTTCTAAATCTAAGCTAAGCTCTCTAAGCTTTACC